TTTATGTCCGTATCAAACGACAGGACGGTGACGGCTATGATTATGCCATAGCGAAATTGAAAAAAGTTTCGGATACTGAGTATAGAACAGTCAAAGTTGAAGCCGGAAGGGAAGTGATATAATGCGTAAAGGCAGTACAATAGCGGCAGTTGTAAGTAGCATATTCCCGACAGTATTATTTATATTATTGGGTTTGAAAGCTGACTGCACCGCAGTGTATTTCATTGGTTGCATTGCATTTTCAATTATTGATTTTATCAATATGTCTGCGGTTTGTGCCTACAAGGAACGACAGTTGAAATATAAAAACAGTGAGGTGCGGAAGAAATGCAAAAAATCATAAATAGACTGAAAAAAATGGGGTTATCGGCTACACAGATAATATTTAATCTGGTTACATCGGGATTGATATGCTGTACTACGGTATCAGGACATAGTATGATGCCGACAGTGCATGACGGTGACAGGTTACTGTATAATCCGTTTTTCAAAAATGTTGAACGTGGTGATGTTGTAGTTATTTCGCATGGCGGTGATATGTTGATTAAACGTGTTATTGCTATTGGCGGTGACCATTTGACGATTAGCACATATGGCAGTGTAGCGATAAATGGCAAATGGCAGAACGAAACATACATAAATCCGCAGGAACAATCAGGCGAAAGCATTGACATTACAATCCCTGATAATGAATTGTGGGTAATGGGCGACAACAGGGGACATAGTTTAGATAGCCGTAACTTTGGCACTGTGAAAATGGGTGACGTGGCAGGAGTAGTGATAATACGGAAAAATGGAGGCAATGATGGATAATGAACAAAAAGAAATGTGGGAACGTCTGACTGCCGTGGAACAGTCCACGAAGTCGGCACACCACAGAATTGATACGTTGGACAAGTTGACCGAAAGCGTTCACATTATAGCTACGGAAACAAAGGCAATGCGTGAAGATGTGAATGACATCACGGAACGTGTGGACGAAATCGAAAAGAAACCTAACAAACGATATGAAACAGTAGTTACTGCTGTTATTACGGCATTAGTCGGCGGTTTGATAGGTTATTGTGTTAAAATATTAGGATTTTAGGAGGTATGTAAAAATGAAAGAATGGTTTAAATGTGCAGGTATTCGTGCTATTAAGACAGTAGCACAGACGGCTGTTGCAACAATCGGAACGGCAGTCGCAATGGGTGATGTTAATTGGGTATTGGTAGGTAGTGCATCTGCTTTGGCAGGTGTACTGTCGTTGCTGACTTCTGTTGCAGGTTTGCCGGAAGTAAACAATGAAAAGGAGTGATGATTTATGCGAATTGGTATAAACTGCGGACACACTGTAAGCGGCACAGTCGGTTGCGGTGCAGTCGGGGACATAGATGAAAGCGTAGAGGCTCGAGAAGTCGGCTATGCTCTCGAAAATTTATTAAAAGGTGCAGGTCATACGGTGTATGACTGCACCAACGACCATGCCGACAGTGTCGGTAAAAACCTAAGCAATATTGTAAATATGGCAAATGCACAGCCGTTGGATTTGTTTGTATCGATACATTTCAATAGCGGCGGCGGACAAGGTACTGAAGTTTGGACATATAACGGGAAGTCATTTGAGGAGGCAACTAATACTTGCAAGGCTATAAGTGCGTTAGGTTTTAAAGACCGAGGCATTAAGGACGGCTCGAAGTTATATGTTGTACATCATAGCAATGCAAAGGCTATGTTGGTAGAGGTGTGTTTTGTAGACACAGACGATGCCAAAAAGTATACAGAAATCGGTGCAAATAAGTTTGCGGAAGCCATTTATAAAGGGATTACAGGACAAATAATAGAGGAGGATTTAACAATGTCACAGTACAATGAATTAAAAGAATTAATCGAAAAACAGGCGGCGGAAATTGCCGATTTAAAAAACATCAACCAACAGTTGGTGAATGTAGTTCAAACTACAATGGTATATGATTTCAATGATGACAATATGCCGTCGTGGGCGCGTCCTGCGGTGCAGGCGGCTATGGACTGTGGTGCGGTACAAGGTGATGAACAGGGCAGACTGGGTTTGTCCTACAAGGATTTACGTGCCATTGTACGTGAATATCGTTGCGGATTGTATAATAAATAGGATAAAAAATAGGTGGCTACGTGCCACCTATTTTTTATTTGTTTTCATTTATGCGGTTTATTGCGTCAATTAGTAACTTTTCCGCCCAAACAGGCGGAGTTCTGTCACCCTTTTCCCAATGGGCGAGAGTGCCTAAAGGGATTTCAAACCGTCTTGATAGTTCAGCTTGCGTCAGACCTGCCGCAAGGCGAGCTTGCTTTATTTTGCAATCCATATATTATCACCTTTTGTTATAAATATTTTTTTATATTGTTTAATAAATCTAAATCAATGTCAGTAGCAAAATAATCAATGTTATCTTTAAAATATCCATAATGCCACAATCCTAACGCCATATCTTTCCAATCTTTTTCGGTGTAATCGTCAAAACTGTAACCAATCATTAATTTTGTGAATTTCTCCTCATCACTGATGTTTTCTTTATCAATATTTTTATTTTTCTTTTCCGTGATTACTCGGTCAATCGCAAGAATAGCCATTTTTAGGCGACTTTTTATTTTTGTAGGTTTTTCACCGTTTAACTGTCGTAGGCAGTCGGTGTACAATTCATTCCAACCGTCGGCAGGTGCTGATGAAGTAATAAATATTTGATACCAATCGTCACCTTCTCCGCCGTCGAATAACTCTACAATAGCGTATTTTACAATAGAATTAGCTGAATATTGTAAAACACGAATTTGTCTGCTGATTAGTACGGGTAATTCAACAAACGAAATGCCTTTGCTTACCAATGTATCTACGAATGATTTTTGACCGTTTTGAACTATGACATCTACTCCGTTGTGTACTAATGTCTTCATAAAAATCTTCCTTTCTGTATATCATATCCCCCGCCATTGGAATGACGGGGGATAAGTTTGGTTAATCTTCGATTTCTTTTGCAACGAAATCGAAGTAATATTCAACAACTTCATCATCGTCATTATATATCAAAATTGACTCATCTTTTAGGTTTACTTCGGCATACATACCGTTTGTATCATTTATATTATCAGCTAAATAATATAACGCATTAACGATTGCTTCTTTTTCATTTTCGGCTTCGACATCACCGTCTACGATATTGTATGAAATATGTTCGTATGGTTCTTCACCTGCGTATTGTCTTGCATTTTGTACACAATTTTCAACTTGAAATCTCTTCATTTTCTTTTCCTCCTAAAATTTATCCTTTTTGTTTATTATTTTGAGTTTTCCCTCATTTCTTGTCTTTATTATACCACCCATTGGGTGGTATGTCAATAGTTTTTTCAAAAAAAATTAAAAAAATTTTTTATTTTTTTTCATAAATAGCAATGTAATTATGCACAAAAATTTAATTATATTTTGGTATAAAAATATATAGTCGTATCTATTATAATGTGATATACTAAAATAAAAAAAGGAGTGGATATAATGGCATATTCAGAGGCAAAGAAAAAAGCAACAATAAAATATCAAAAAAAAACATATGATAGAATTGAATTAAAAGTAAAGAAAGGTGAAAAAGAAAAGATAAAAGCAAGAGCAGCAGAGTTAGGGATTAGCGTAAATACATATATGATAGAATTGATAAAAAAAGATTTGGAAGAAACATAAAATATATAGTCGTATCTATACAAAATGTACAGATTTTTGATGATATATTTGTAAATAATACCTATTGATATATAGTCGTATCTATATTATAATATAATCAAGAGGTGAGGAAAACCAAACCCATACCAAACGGCGGAGGGTAAGAGGAAACCGTAAGGGGAAAGGAGAACACAATGGAAGAAATGGCAGTATTTAAAGGATATTTAAGAAGCCTAATGCGTCAGTTGAAGCTATTAAAAAAGGCAATCAATACAAAAGATTTTGAACAGGCTGAACAATTAATTGATGAATTAATTGAAGATACTCAAAATAATATTGAGGATTAAAAAATAACCTCACTATAAAGCGAGGTTATCAAAGTGCTTGAATAGCGGGACTTACCCCCGCTATTATTTTTTTATTATAACATATGTATATCATAAAAGCAATATTTAATATTATTGTTGTATAGTAAATATTTGATATGCAATATTTTTGTACATATATAGTTGCAAAAATTCGGATATTAATAAATATGGCGTACCAAAACGGCGTGACGATTTTACTGTCAGTAAGCTCGTCACGCTTTCTTATGCGGTTTTTGAGGGTTTCGGATACCCTCTGAATAACCGGCGTTTCATTTACTGTCAGGGGTATTTGTACAGGACTCAAACTGTTGCGGACAATTTAATAGAAATATATAAAAGATGATTTCTGTGATGAGATTATCTGTTTTTTTGTATTTATAGTATGCACGTAAAGATTCTGAATATATTGACATTCAGTCGGTATTCCGATATAATGTTTGTAGATAGCAATAGTATTGAAAGGATGATTAGAAAATGACGCTGCAAAATTTACTTGACCTTGAAAACATCACAAAATATCAGCTCTCAAAAGCAAGTGGTATACCGAAGACTACTGTTATAGATATATGCTCAGGCAAGACAACCATTGAAAAATGTAATGCAAAGACAATACAGCAAATTGCCAGAGCTTTAAACCGTTCTATGGAGGAAATAATGAGGCTTGATAATAGCGAATATCATCCTGATACAGGCATGCCAATTAATGAGGCACATTATGAGTGCGGATTACCAAAAGATTTGAAGAATTCGATTAACAATATGAAGAAATCATGGGAAATTGTAGATAGCGGCAAAAACGATATTCACTGGGATTTATATTGGTGTGAACTTAATGCGGACATAAACTATGCGGAGGTTGAGAACCTTATATCAAGTGAGCAAGCATGGTATTTGCGCAGCAAATATTTAAGAATGAAAAAGGAGGATAATGTATGATTGATTTTACAAATTCAATAAAGAAAAATAAAGCTTATGCAGGGGCAAATGGCAGTAAAATTGCAGTTGTGTATAACGGAGAACAGTATATGCTCAAGTTTCCGCCATTTCCAACTATAAATAAAGGTATAAGTTATACAAACAGTTGTATCAGTGAATATATTGGTTGTAAGATTTTTGAGTCTGTCGGAATACCTGTTCAGGAAACGATACTTGGGACATATACAAGCAATGGAAAAACAAAAATCGTTGTTGCATGCAAGGATTTTACAAAACCCGGTATTACTATTCAGGATTTTGCTTCTTTGAAAAACAGGATTATAGATTCTGAAAGAAATGGCTATGGTATAGACCTTGCTGATATACTTTCAACAATTGAGGCGCAAACTTCAATTGACTCTGAATTGCTAAAAACAAGATTTTGGGATACGTTTATTGTTGATGCGCTTATTGGAAATTGGGACAGACATAATGGAAACTGGGGATTTTTGTACAATGCAAATACTGATGAGGTATCGCTTGCTCCGGTTTTTGACTGCGGCAGCAGTCTTTATCCACAGGCAGATGAGAGCATTATGCAAGCGGTTTTAAATGATAAAAACGAATTAAATCATAGAGTTTTCGATATGCCGCTGTCTGCCATTACTTATAATGGCAAGAAAATAAACTACTTTAAATTCATATCTGCGGCAGAATTTGCTGAATGCAATGAGGCACTGAAAAGAATTACAAGCCGTATAGATATGGAGAAAATTTTTGAGATTATAGACAGCACTCCATCAATAACAGAACTCCAGAAGGATTTTTATAAAGTAATGTTATCTGAGAGAAAAGAACATATACTTGATTTTTCTCTCTTGAATTTACAATATAAGTGAAACAAGTAAAAAAATAATGACTCAAAGGGAAAAATCCAGTATAATAGAATTGCAACGACTATTATTGAAAGGATGATTCCCATGAGCCACTACAAACATTTTAC